AATGAGATATCCGTATCGTTCGGTCGTAACGAGGATAACAAGGCGGCTGATTATGCCAACCTTGCAAAGGGTCAGGGGTTTCAACCAACACAAAAACTGAAGGTTGAACCAATGACCCTAAAAGCGCTAGTTCGTGAGCGTATGGAGGCAGGTAAAGAAATGCCAACGGAACTTTTCAACATTTATGTTGGAAATAAAACAACAATAAAGAGGAAACAATAAACATGAGCAATGTAACAAAAAAAACAAACGGAGCATTGGCTACAGTTAATTTTGAAGCTGATGCAGGTCAGGGTTTGAACATGACGCAAGAAGATCTTGCGTTACCGTTCTTAAAAGTTCTTGGCCAACTATCTCCCGAGTGTAACAAGAGGGATGCCAAACATGTCGAGGGGGCAGAACCTGGCATGATTATAAATACCGTAACAAACGAGATTTATGATGGTGAAAAGGGGATAGATGTCATACCGGTACACTACAAAAGACAGTATATCGAATGGCAAGATAGAGGTGAGAGTCAAGGCGCACCAGTAAAAATATACGAAGCTGGTGATGACTTGCCAAAAACTACAAGAGACAAGTTTAATAAAGATAGGCTAGCAAATGGTAACTATCTTGAAAACACAGCGAGTCACTTCGTAGTTGTTCTAGGCAAAAGCCCAACAACAGCTTTGATTTCTATGAAAGCTACTCAATTAAAAGTGAGTAGAAAATGGAACTCAATGATGATGGGTTTAAAGATGCAGGGTAAAAATGGAATGTTTACACCGCCAACATACAGCCACATTTATAAACTAAAAACAGTACAACAGTCTAACGACAAGGGTACTTGGTTTGGTTGGGATGTTGCAAGGGTTGGTCCTGTTTCTGACGCCGGTGTTTACAATATAGCAAAAGACTTTGGTGTTAACGTAGCCAAAGGTGCTGTACAAGCTAAACACGGAGAACAAGAATCCAAATCCGAGGCACCGTACTAAAAACTTCCATTGGAAGATAGAGGGCCGGGGATGGGAGACTGGATCCGGCCCCAAAAAAATTATGGAAGACTTTAGAAAGATATTTGAGGGATTAAAGCGAGCACATGGATGCACCTATGTGGACAAAAAAGGTGCCGATGGACTTAAAATTAAAGGTAAGTCTTTTGTAAAAAGAGAAGTAGTCACTGACAAGCACTGGGAGAATCACCTGAATGGTATAGAACCTAGTTTAGGTATTGTCCCTATAAATGAAGAAAATAAATGTAGATGGGGATGTATTGATGTAGATAAATATACCCTAGATCACAAAGAGATAATTAAAAAGATAAATCAATTTGCAATACCACTACATGTTTGTAGATCAAAAAGTGGTGGTGCACATATATTTTTATTTACAACAGATTTTGTACCAGCAAAATTAATGCGAGATAAGCTGATGTCGTTAAGTGCTATACTTGGATTTGGTAATGCAGAGATATTTCCAAAACAAATCGAATTAAAATCGCAAGATGATACAGGAAATTTTCTAAATTTACCATACTTTAATTGTAAAAATACAACAAGATATTGCTTTGATCTTCAAGGCAGAGCCGTTACAATAGATGTTTTTTTAAACGCTGTAGAAGTCAGCGCTCTCACACCAAAAGAATTACAAGATCTACAGATTAAAAGACCGCCATCAGAGTTTGATGATGGCCCACCTTGTCTTGAATCATTGACAAAACAAAAATTAGAAGATGGTAGAGACAGAGTATTATTTCAATATATAGTTTACGCAAAAAAGAAATGGCCAGAAGAGTGGCAAACAAAATTAAGTTCTTTTAATCATAAGTATTTTACAACACCTTACACAGATGATGTTATAGAAAACAAAAAGAAAGATAAGAAAACCTACGGTTATAAATGTGAAGAAGAACCAATGTGTAACCACTGCGATAAAAAATTGTGTAGAACAAGAAAGTTTGGAGTTGGTAGACAAATACTATTTCCACAATTAAGTGACTTACAAGTTATAAAACTAGAACCACCTATATATAGAATGAATGTAGATGGAGAAAGAGTTGAGTTAAAATCAGAACAGTTACAAGAGCAAAGACTTTTTATAAGAGCATGTTTAGATCAAATCTATAAAAAACCTCCTAAAATAAAAGCGAATGATTTTGATGTCATGATTAACGAATTGATGGCAAACAAAGAAGAAGTTGAGGCACCTAAAGGTGCATCAAAACTAGAGCAACTCATGGATGGGTTAGAAGATTTTTGTACTGACCTAACCGCAGAGGGATCTGAAAAACAAGACATGATGTATGGAAACGTTTGGAACAATGAAGGCTATCATCATTTTATTTATCAAAAGTTTTTTCACTTGTACTTATTAAAACACAGATGGACAGAAAAATACGACCTTACACTTATGTTGTTACTAGATCATTGTGGTTGTGAACATATTAGAATAAACATGGATAAGAAAAAGATATCTGTAATAAGAGTTAAACAATTTGAGAAAGAAGTTTTGAAACCTAGAAGTAAAAAATTAAAACCAGAGGATCCTTATTAATGAAAACTATTGTAATAGGACCACCTGGTACAGGTAAAACAACCACACTATTGAACGAAGTAGATAAATATTTAAAACAAACTGATCCAAATAAAATTGGTTATTTTTCTTTTACACAGAAAGCTGCGTACGAAGCAAGAGACAGGGCCATGGATAAGTTTAATTATTCAGAGGATGACTTGCCTTATTTTAGAACTCTTCACTCTTTAGCTTTTAGAAGACTTGGCATTAAAAAAGAAAACGTAATGCAACGTAGACATTACGAAGATCTTGGTAAAAAAATAAATATGAGATTGGATTATAACGAATACGACAAACAGTATTCTGGTTTATTTACAACAGGTAGTGACATATTAAGAATAATACATTTGGCTAGACTAAAAGGTATCACACCAGAACAACAATATAATTTAAAAGAACACACACAAAACATACGAGTAAAAGAATTAAAAGAAGTTTCACACCAACTTAAAGAATATAAGAGGTTGTATAATCTCATAGATTTTACGGACATGATTGAAAACTTTATTAAATCAGATGCATCTCCTAAATTTGATGTTGTATTTATTGATGAAGCACAAGATTTATCTCAAACACAATGGACGATGGCAAAGTCAATATGGGATAAGACAGGGGATGTTTTTATTGCTGGTGATGATGATCAAGCTATATTTAGATGGGCTGGTGCAGATGTAGATAGTTTTATAACACAGAAAGGCAAGTTATTAAGTTTAACACAATCATACAGAGTTCCTAGAGTTGTTCATGATGTAGCTATGAGTATGGTTAAAAGAATATCTAATCGTATACATAAACAGTGGGCACCTAAAACAGATAGAGGTTTGTTGTCTTATTACCACAATGTTAATGAATTAGACATGTCTTCTGGTAATTGGATGATACTAGCAAGAACTAAATACATGTTAAATGACATAGAGAAAACATTACATGCAAGAGGTTTTCATTATAAAAATAAATTTAAAGATAATTATGAAAAAGATTTGTACCATGCGGTTATTGATTGGGAAAAACTTCGTGATAAAGAATATTTAAGTTACGAACAAATACAAAGAATATCGTCCTACATGTCACAAAACAATTTTGAAAAGAAGTCTTTGGACTACATGGATAAGGATGCATCGTACGATATGCAAGGATTAAAAGAAAGAAAGTGGTTACGAACAGACAAAGTATGGTTTGAAGCATTTGATGAAGCTCCAGAAAAAAAGGTTAGGTACATCAGAAGAATGAGAGAGAATGGTGAGAAACTAAATAAAGAGCCAAGAATACTATTATCAACCATACACGGGGTAAAAGGTGGTGAGTGTGATAATGTAGTTTTATTAACAGATTTAAGTTTAAACACACAAAGAAATTTCGAAAGAAATCCTGATGACGAAAATAGATTGTTTTACGTTGGTGCAACTAGAACAAAAAATCATTTACACATCATTAGGCCAAAAGACATATACAAAGGATATAAAATATGAAAGACGCATACAAAAAGCAAATAGGTGGTGACCATTACCGTTCGATGAAGATACAAGCAAGTGAGTTTATAAATAAGAACAACTTGCCATTTGCAGAGGGCAATGCTATTAAATACCTGTGCAGACACAAGCAAAAAGGACAGAAAGAAGATTTACTAAAAGCAATACATTATATTGAGATGGCGATAGAGAGGGACTATGCAGAAACCGATATTTAAACCACAGACAGAGTGGTTACCACCAACAGACTTTCCAGATCTTGGAAAGTATGATGAGATAGCAGTTGACTTGGAAACAAAAGATCCAAATTTAAATAAAAGAATGGGATCTGGCTCTGTTGTTAAAGTTGGTGACGTTGTAGGTATATCTTTGGCCACACAAGATTGGTGTGCATACTACCCCATCGCACACGAAGGTGGTGGTAACATGGATCGTAAGATGGTTTTAAAATGGTTACAAGACCAGATGAACTACGAGTCTACAAAAATATTTCACAACGCCATGTATGATATATGTTGGTTAAGATCGATTGGTATCAATGTAAAAGGTAAAATCGTTGATACAATGATAGCTTCAGCATTAGTTAATGAAAACAGATTACGTTTTGATTTAAATGGATTATCACGAGATTATCTTGGTAAAGGTAAAGATGAAACACAATTATACGAAGCTGCAAAGTCTTGGGGCGTAGATCCCAAAGCAGAGATGTACAAACTACCAGCCATGTACGTTGGAGCTTACGCAGAGCGTGACGCCCAACTCACATTGGAGTTGTGGCAAGAAATGAAAAAAGAAATAATGCACCAGGATATAGAGTCTATCTTTGAAATGGAAACTAAACTTTTCCCTGTGTTAGTTGACATGAGATTCCTTGGTGTTCGTGTGGATCAAGAGAAAGCAGCGGAAGAGAAAAAAATGATGATGGCAGAGGAAAACAAATTATTAGGCACTGTTTACGCAGATACAAAAATAGATGTGCAAATATGGGCTGCAAGATCGATTGCCAAAGTATTTGATAAGCTAGGGTTACCATACGACAGAACGGCAAAGACACAAGCTCCAAGCTTTACTAAAAACTTTTTGGCTAATCATCCACACCCGGTTGTAAAATGTATTGCAAAAGCAAGAGAGATAAACAAAGCCCACACAACCTTTATAGATACAATATTAAAATACTCTTACAATGGTAGAATCCATGCAGAGATAAACCAGTTACGTGGTGACAGTGGTGGCACAGTGACTGGTAGATTTAGTATGAACAATCCAAACTTACAGCAGATTCCAGCACGTAACAAGGAGCTCGGACCACGGATCAGATCTTTGTTCTTACCAGAAGAAGATCATACTTGGGGTTGCTTTGATTATAACCAGCAAGAACCACGTCTAGTTGTGCACTATGCAGCTCTACAAAATCTATATGGTGTTGATGAAGTTGTTCATGCTTATATGGAGGGTGACGCAGACTTCCATCAGATTGTAGCAGATATGGCCGACATACCTAGATCACAAGCCAAGACTATAAATTTAGGATTGTTTTATGGTATGGGTAAAGCAAAGCTACAAGCAGAGCTTGGTATAAATAAATTACAAGCTGAAGAATTATTTAAACAATATCATGGTAGAGTTCCATTCGTAAAACAATTGATGGATGCTGTTATGGCCAGGGCCCAAGATCGAGGACAGATAAGAACGTTGAAAGGTAGATTGTGTAGGTTTCATCTATGGGAACCAAACCAATTCGGTATTCACAAGGCTTTGCCTCACGATGCAGCGCTCGCGGAACACGGACCAGGGATCAGAAGAGCATTTACATACAAAGCTTTGAATAGATTGATACAAGGATCCGCAGCAGACATGACAAAGAGAGCTATGATAGATTTACATGCTGAAGGCATCATACCACATTTACAAGTGCATGATGAATTAGATATATCTATAAGTTCAGAACAAGAGGCACAAAGAATAAAAGACATTATGGAGTCCGCTGTGCAACTTGAAGTTCCCAATAAAGTAGATTATGAATATGGTAATAATTGGGGCGAAATAAAATGAGGATTTATTATGGCATATTTAAACGCAAACATACCACCGGAATACGCACAAATAAGAAAAGAGTATCTGTATGACCTTAAGAAACATCATGGAGAAGTTGAAGACTGCATTATTTTTGGTCTTTCGGCTATTACAGGGCGTTCCATCCTTTTTCATTGTATTATGGAAAATGGAGCTATCTTCTATCGTCTCCCAATATGTGCATTCATTCAAAGAGGCTTTAAGCCGGAAAAAGTTCCTAGACGTAGACTTGACGAGTTACAGCTTTGGAATTGCTTTAGTTATTATCCTGCTGTGCATT